ACGTAAGGCAAGTTGTTCCTAAGAGAACCTGGTCCTCTGGAACCTCATATGACATGTATCGTCATGACTATAGCAGAACAAATACTGCTAAAATTTCTGGATCTACAACTCTATATTTGTCAAACTATTTTGTAATGAATAGTGATTTTAGAGTTTATATTTGTCTTCAAAACGGCACAGATCCTGACAATCCAAATGGCAGACCGTCTCTTGACGAACCAACCTTTACTGATTTAGAACCAAGATCTGCTGGTAATAGTGGTGATGGTTATTTGTGGAAATATTTGTTTACTATTAAACCCAGTGATGTTGTTAAGTTTGAGTCTACTGATTATCTTCCAGTTCCTAAAGATTGGAGTACAGCAACCGATAATGCTGCGGTGAGAGATAACGCTGTTGATGGAAGTATCAAAATTGTTACTGTCACTAATAAGGGAGTTGGATTAGGAACTGCTAGTAGAACTTATACCTCTGTTCCCATCAAAGGAGATGGAACAGGTGCTCGATGCACTATTTCCATTGATGCTAATTCTCAAGTAAGTTCAGTTGTAGTATCAAATCAAGGTTCTGGATATACTTTTGGTAGTGTTGATTTGATTGCTGGTGGTGTTCCTACAGGAACGACAAGACCTACATTTGATGTAATAATGTCTCCACAAGGTGGTCATGGTGCTGATATTTACAGAGAACTTGGTGCATATAATGTCTTGATGTATTCAAGAATTGAAAATGATAATCAAAATCCAGATTTTATTACAGGAAATGAAATCGCAAGAATAGGTATTGTTGAAAATCCTGAACAATTCGGATCAACGTCATTACTTTCTGCGGATAAAGCAAGTGCAACAGGTGCCCTTAAACTTGTAGGAACTGGATATAGCACTGCAACCTTCACAGCAGACTCTTACTTTACACAAACAATCTCTACTGGCACCACTGCTGTTGCAAGAGTTATAAGTTACAATCAAACAACAGGTGTCCTTAAATATTGGCAAGATAGGTCAGTTGCAGGATTCAACACTGTAGGAACTGCTAACACACAACCTACATATGGATTTGAATTGCAAGACTTTACCGCTTCTCCAGGAACTGGAGGATCACTAACAATCGTCCCCTCATCAGGACAAAATTTGACCATTGATGATTCTTTCTCAGGTATTTCTACCGTAATAAATAATCGTACATACTATCTTGGTCAAAGTTTTACTAGTGGTCTTGCAGATCCAGAGGTCAAAAAGCATTCTGGAAATATTATTTACGTTGACAATCGACCATCAATTACAAGGTCAGTGAACCAAAAGGAAGACATAAAAGTTATTTTGCAGTTCTAAAGAATTATGCCTCAACAAACGAACCTCAACGTAGCTCCATACTTTGACGATTTTGATCCAGCGAGCGATTATCATAAGGTATTATTCAAACCTGGATATCCGATTCAGGCTAGGGAACTAACGAATTTACAATCAATCCTTCAGAATCAAATTGAAAGATTTGGTCAGCATTTTTTCAAAGAAGGTGCAAAGGTAATACCAGGAAACACGGGATATAGTCAGTCATATTACTGTGTTCAGTTACAAAATAACTTTCAAGGAGTTCCTGTGTCTGCATATGCAGATCAACTCATTGGAACTAAAATTACTGGACAATCATCGGGAGTCAGTGCATATGTTGATAGCATTCTTCTTCCAGAAAATTCTGACAATGCAAATCTGACACTTTATATCAACTATTTAAATTCAAGCACTGCGAATAACTCGACTCAACAGTTTACTGACGGTGAGTTATTATCATGCAATGAAATAATTACCTCTGGATTATTAGGCAATTCAACTATTGTTGCTGGCACACCTTTTGCAACTACACTTGCGACTGGTGCTAATGCAGTTGGTTCATCATTCCAGATTGAAGAAGGTGTTTACTTTGTTAGAGGTAATTTTGTTAATGTTGCTAGAGAAACATTAATTCTTGATCAATATTCTAACACTCCAAACTATAGGATTGGTCTCTTTATTAATGAAGAGATTATTACCTCTGATTTGGATGAAGCACTTAACGATAATTCGCAAGGATTTAATAATTATTCAGCACCAGGTGCAGATCGTTTAAAGATAACTTTAAGTCTTTTCAAAAAAGGTCTAGATAACTTTAATGATGATAATTTTATTGAACTTGGCACGGTTGTCAATGGTGTTTTAAGAACAAAGACAAAGAAAGGTGTTTTTGGAACAGGTTCTTCAGGAAATAGTAATTTTGATGATGTATTAGCAAGAAGAACTTTTGATGAGTCTGGTAATTACTATGTAAAACCTTTTGATGTAACTCCATTAAACTCACTTAATAATAATATTGGAAATGGAGGAATTTTTCAAGAAGGACAATTTACTCCAGGAGGAATTCCTGCATCTGAAGAATTAGCACTTTATAAAATTTCACCCGGTAAGGCATATGTAAAGGGGTATGAAATTGAAACTCTGAACGCTGTTTATATTGATGTACAAAAACCAAGAACAACTAGAACTTTAGAAGATCAAAATATAATTTATAATACGGGTCCAACTCTTAACGTAAATAGAGTTCATAGATCTCCAACTGTTGGATTCGGAACTTATTTTGTAAGTCTTAGAGATCAAAGAGTTGGATCTGACCAAGAATCTGCTCCTGGTAAGGAAATAGGACTTGCTAGAGTTTATGATTTTAAACTTGAATCAGGATCATATGATGTAACAAATTCCAATCTCAACGAATGGAATTTAGCACTCTATGATGTTCAAACAACGGTTGATTTGTCTCTGAATAGAGCGGAGACTTTAAATATTCCAACCTTTGTTAAGGGAGCAAATAGTGGTGCTACAGGTTTTGTAAGATATGCAGTGTCTGCAGGAACAGCAGTCACAGTTTATGAAACTGAAGGAAGTTTTATTCCAAATGAGGCATTAATCTTTAATGGTGTTCAAAATGGAAGAACCGCGATTGCTGTTACTGAGCATGGTATTTCTGATGTCAAATCTATTTACGGCACAAATAATGGAATAATTGGAGTCAATACATTTAGTGCTGATGTTGTTCAGGAATCAAGATTTAGTGTAGGTATTGCGACTGTTAGTCCTTTATCTGGTGGCATTAGCACCGTCACACCTAGAAATTCCTTATTTCCTGGCAGTTTAATAAAAGAAAATGATATTGTTGAATATACCGACACCACTGCTGGATTACTAACCGTAGATCCCATTTTTGCACGTGTTGTTAGTGTTGGAACCTCAGACTTTACTGTAGCCGCAACAACAGCTGTAGCAGGAATTTCAAGTGGATTTCTTCCATCAACTAATTTAAGTATTACTGACTTAAAAGTACTAACTACAGAGTTATCATCAGTTTCGGATAATACTTTATATACACCACTTGCTAAATCCAACATTTCAAATGTTGATTTAACAGATGCTTCATTGACGATTAGAAAAACATTTACTGTCAATATTTCCAGTAATCAACTTTCTACACAAATTGAAGCAGGAACTAATGAAACATTCCTTGCATTTGATGAGGAACGATATTTGCTTACCAGGTCTGATGGTGGAACAGAAACTTTGACTTCAGATAAATTTGATATTGGTGCTGACGGAACAACTCTCCAAATTAGAAACTTAGGTTCTAATGATACTGGTGCAACTCTTGTTGCCACTTTGAAAAAGTTAAAACCCAAAGCAAAAGTTAAAATCAAAAATAGAGTTAATTCTGTTATTGTTGATAAATCAAAACTTCAAGGTTCTGGAATTGGAACAACAACTCTCAATAATGGACTGACATATGGAAGTTATCCATTTGGAACTAGAGTTGAAGATGAAGTAATCTCACTGAATGTTCCTGATGTTCTTGAAATACATGGAATTTATGAATCAGCAGGAACTGGAGCACCCTCCGCTCCTCAAATGGCTCTCAACACTATTAATAGTGCATCCACGACTACAGAAGAACTCTTAATTGGTGAGCAAATTATTGGTCAGACAAGTGGTGCAGTTGCAATAGTTGCAGTCAAATCAAATAATACAACAATTGAATACATTTCAAAAAATGAATTTGTATTCATAGAAGGTGAGACAATTGAGTCTCAAGAATCCTCTGTTAGGGCAATAGTTTCAAGTCTTTCGACACCAAGTTTCAATATTTCCTCAAATTATAAGTTCAGATCAGGTCAAGAAGGAACTTTCTATGATGTTGGTTCTATTAAGAGAAATGCAGATTCTGTTTCGCCATCTAAACAAGTAAAAGTATACTTTAAGAGTGCATATTTTGATAGCACTGACGATGGTGATATTACTACAGTTAATTCCTATAATCAGTTTGACTATTCTACTAGAGAAATTAAACTTGTTGATGATAGAAGAGTAACAGATATTATTGATATAAGACCAAGAGTGTCGGATTACACAGTATCCGAATCTGTTAGATCTCCACTGGAATTTTTAGGAAGATCATTTGATAATTCAGGACAAACTGCAGCAAATCCATTAGCCTCGGATGAGTCAATTCTTGCAGATGTTTCATATTATCAAGGAAGAATTGATAGAGTGTTCTTGACGAAAGATGGTAGATTCCAGGTAATGTATGGAACACCATCAGATGATCCGCAAAGACCAGAGGCAGTTGATGATGCAATTGAAATTTGCACGGTAGAACTTCCAGCTTATCTTTATACTCCAGGAAATGCAAGATTGTCTTTCTTAGAGCACAAAAGATATCGTATGCAGGATATCAAAAAACTTGAAAATAGAATCAGAGGTCTTGAATACTACACATCTTTATCTCTTCTTGAAAAAGAAACTGCAAATCTTTTTGTTCCTGATTCTGATGGTCTTAACAGATTTAAATCTGGTTTCTTTGTAGATAATTTCTCAGATTTCTTACCACAAGAACAAACAATAGATATTAAAAATTCTATTGATAGGAAGATTAATGCTTTAAGACCAAAACACTACACTAATTCAGTAGATCTTATTTTTGGTCCAGTTGTAGATCCTGATACAAACGATGATCCAAATTTTGCAGCTATTGAGGGTAATAACGTTAGAAAAGTAAATGATGTTGTAACACTTGATTATTCTGAAGTAGAGTTTATCAAGCAATCATTTGCAACTAGATCCGAGAGTGTGACTCCATTCTTAATTAGTTTCTGGAACGGTACTCTTGAACTCACGCCAGCAACTGATAATTGGGTTGATACAACTAGACTTGAAGCAAAGATTATTGAAACTGAAGGAAACTATGCTGAAACATTTAATGCTCTTGCTCAAAATGGAACTGTCGATCCACAAACTGGATTTGGTCCTATTGTATGGGATTCATGGGAAACTAACTGGACAGGAGTAACTGAATCGACAACTACTAGAAGAACATTACTTGATAGTGATCCAGGTGGTGCTCCAGTTCGTAGACGTGCGTGGGCTGGTGGTGGATGGGTTCCTGGTGCATGGACTCAGCAGTTTGTTGAAGTCGGCAATGGAACAAGAGAAGAGGTCCTCAGAACAAGAACTGAAGTGGGTACAAGATCTCGTTCAGGATTGAGAACTATTGTGGCTGAACAATTTGATCAAACATCAGTTGGAGATAGAGTTGTAAGTAGAGATCTTATTCCTTATATGAGATCTAGAAATGTTGAATTTGTTTCTAAGAGAGTTAAACCTCTTACTAGACTTTATGCATTCTTTGACGGCGTTGATGTTACTAAGTATTGTGTTCCAAAACTTCTTGAGATATCAATGACATCTGGAACTTTCCAGGTTGGTGAAACTGTTATTGGTTCTGTTCTAAGAACTGGTTTAGCAGAAGAAACAAGTGAAACCACTCCAAGTATTACATTTAGAGCTGCTCAATCAAATCACAGAGAAGGTCCTTACGACACTCCAACTAAGACATTTGCAGAAAACCCATACACTAATCAAGTCCTCTCTGCAGCATATTCATCAACCTCTAATATTTTGAACGTTGACACTTTCTCACTTGCATCACAAGGAAGAGGTGATTTCTTTGGATTTGTTGAAAGTGGAATGGTTCTTACTGGTAGAACAAGTGGTGCTCAGGCAACTATTACAAATGTAAGACTTGTGTCTGATCTTACATCAACTTGTATCGGAAGTTTTTTCATTCCCAATCCAAATAATGTTAATTTCCCTAGATTTGAAACTGGAACAAAAACATTTACTCTTGTAGATGATATCGATAACGATCAAGATTCCGCATTCACAATTGCTGAAGAGGGATTCTCATCGTCGGGTACACTTGAAGCAGTGCAGGAGAATATTATTTCTGTTAGAAATGCGAGAGTTGAACTTAAAAATGAATTCCAAAGCAGAAACGTAAATAGAGATCTTGGAACAGAAATAGTATCGGAGAGAGTGATTGGAGGAACAGGTACTAGAAGAGTACAAGTTCAATGGTATGATCCTCTTGCACAATCGTTCTTAGTAGAAGATTCAACTGGTGTATTCCTTACTAGTTGTGATGTCTTCTTTAGAACAAAAGATGACATGGATATTCCAGTCGTCTTCCAACTTAGATCAATGATCAACGGTGCTCCATCAGCAAAAGTTCTTCCTTTCTCTGAGGTAGTTCTTGATCCTGCTGACGTTATTACGTCTGCAGATGGTTCACTTGCAACTAATATTCAATTTAAGGCACCTGTTTATGTTGAAGGTGGCACTGAATATGCGGTATGTTTGGCATCAAACTCCACCAAATATAGTGTTTACATCTCCAGAATCGGTGAGAGTGATCTACTAACCGATACCTTTATTTCAAACCAACCTTACCTTGGTTCATTATTCAAATCTCAAAATGCTTCAACTTGGGAACCAAGTCAATGGGAAGATTTGAAGTTTACTCTTTATAGAGCAGACTTTATTGAAAATGGTTCAGTTGAGTTTTATAGCCCAGAACTGACTCAAGGTAATGGACAGATTGCAAAACTGCTTCCAGACCCAATCAATATCAATTCAAGAGAGATTAGAGTTGGACTTGGAACAACAGTTGCAGATTCAGGTTATGTAATTGGTAATACATTCTCACAACAAGGCACAAATGCGACAGGTAATTTAGTTGGAACTGCTGGTTCTGCAACTGGTGATCTTGATATCACAAATGTAGGACTTGGATACACACCTGCTTCTGGTGATTTTACCTTTACTGGTGTAAATCTTGTTACTCTTACCGGAAGTGGTAGAGGTGCAACTGCAGATATTTCGATAAAAGATGGTTCTATTGTTGCAAGTGGTGCAACAATTTCTAGTGGTGGTTCTGGATATCAAGTAGGTGATGTTGTTGGTATTGCCACGATCGGTGCTGCCTCACTCGGCAAAAATGCAAGACTTACTATTGCAGGAATTGGTCATACCAGTGAACTTGTTTTAAATGATGTTCAAGGTGAATTTGTTGTAGGTGCTGCAAATACTTTGATGTATGCTAACAGTTCAGGAATCACCACTGAACTTAACTTCAATCTTCCTTCTGAGGGTCTTGGTGGAGATGTTCAAATTTCTTCAATTAATGAAGTGTCTGATGGTTTACATCTAACATTTAATCATCAGAATCATGGAATGTATTTTAGCAATAACTCCGTCAAGATCTCTGGTGTAGTTGGTGACATTAAACCAACAACTTTGACAGCAGCATATGACGCAACTTCAACAGATGCAATTGCAGTATCTATTGCATCATCTTTCACAGAATTTGAAAATGTAGGTGTAGGAACTACCAACGCCGGTTATATTCAAATCGGTGATGAAATTATTGAATATACAAATGTTTCTGGAAATACTCTCGGTGGTAACATTGTTAGAGGAGAAAATCCCAAGTCATATCCAGTTGGTACACCTGTTTACAAATATGAACTTGCTGGAGTTAACCTACAAAGAATAAACAGAACTCATGCCCTGAGTGATGTGACAAATCTTAATCCATTTACATTTGATTCATATCAAGTAAAAATTGATATGTCAGGAACAACTGGCACTAATAGAAGCACTGACGTTGGATTCCCTAAACTGTATCTGGGAGGCACTAAAAACTCTGGTGGATATAAAGTAAGGGCTACTCAAAATATGCCTTTTGAGATTATCACACCTAGTGTTCAAAATCTTACAGTTCCTGCAACTTCAATTACTGCAGAAGTAAGAACCACAACCAGTAAGAGTTTTAGTGGTAATGAAATTCCTTACATTGATGCTGGTTTTGAAAATATTACAATTAATCAAAAAAATTATTTTGATACCCCAAGAATGATTGCATCTAAGGTTAATGAAGATTTACAATTAACAAATGTTGAGGGCAATAAGTCATTAAATATGAGATTGTTCTTGAATACGACTGATACCAGAGTAAGTCCTGTGATCGACTCTCAAAGAGTCAGTGCAATTTTAACTTCTAACAGAGTTAATAACATTGTTACTAATTATGCAACTGATTCAAGAGTAAATACATTAACTGAAGATCCTACAGCATGTCAGTATATCTCAAATGAAATTGTTCTTGAAAATTCTGCAACTTCAATTAAAGTAATTGTTGCTGCACACATTGATGAGTCATCTGATATTAGAGGATTCTTTGCAGTTAACAATAAACCTGGTTTAGAACCTGTATTCACACCATTCCCTGGATACAGTAATCTTAATTCTAGAGGTCAAGTGATCGCATCTGAAAATAATAATGGTGAATCTGATGTATTTGTTACTAAATCAAATATTCTTGCATTTGAAGCTGCTAAGGTTGATTATAAAGAATACACCTTTACAATCGATCAACTTCCATCATTTAGAACTTATAGAATTAAATTGAATCTTACTTCAACAAATCAGTGTTTTGTTCCTATAATTAAGGAACTTAGGGTCATCGCATTAGCATAATGGATTTTTATGGATTAGAAGGTCATAAGGATCTCGCAAGAGATCCTGTAACCAATGCAATTGTCAATGTAAATAGTATGGAGTATCAACAGTACTTATCGAGACGTGAGGTAAAATCTGAAAAGAATCATAAAGTACAGACAATGGAGGAAGAAGTTGCTAATATAAAGGGTGAAATAGATGAAATCAAGTCCCTTCTTAAGGAGTTACTAAATGGATCCCGATCAAATTGAACTCTCTAATTTATCAAAAAGTTTTGCATATCAGAAGATTGCAACTGATATAGATAATTGTGAAGACCGTGACACTCTTAAGAATATTGCAAAGTCATTTTGCAAACTTTATTATAAACAACAAGAGACAATGCAAGTTATAGGCATCCCTAATGGCTAGTAAGAACATCACTTTTGATAAAGACTCAGGAGTTCCATATGGTCTAAATTTGACCATGTATGGAGGATCTGATTTTGAAGTTACTTTAAATGTAAAAACTACATCAAGTAGTGCATTTGACTTAACTAATTACAGTGGAACAGGAGCCATGTCTAAGAGTGTTGCAATTGGAGCAACACTTGGAATTACCTCAGCATTTACTGTTGGATTTACTAGTGCATATGATGGTGTAATGAAATTAAGTTTGGCGGCTGTAAATACTAGAGCAACCAAGGAAGGTAGATATGTTTATGATGTATTGGTAAAAGAATCTGTTGGTGCAGGAGCAACCACTTATCCTCTTGTTAGTGGTAACGTGACAGTAATTAATCCAGTATCATCAGCACCCTAAATACACTTAGGAAACTTGTGGAATAAATGGCACAACCAGCAAGTAGAACAGATTTAATAAATTATGCTAAAAGGCAACTTGGGGCACCAGTCCTTGAGATAAATGTTGCTGATGAGCAAGTAGATGATCTGGTTGATGATGCATTGCAATTTTTTCATGAGAGACACTTTGATGGTGTCATTCAAACATTTCTAAAATATAAAATTACCCAAGATGACGTTGACAGGGGTAGAGGAAGAGGTGGAAATAATCCAATCGGTATTGTAACAACAACAGCATCTTCAACTATTGATGGATCTTCTGTTACATTTTCTTTTGAAGAAAACAGTAACTATCTTCAAGTTCCTCCATCAGTAATTGGTATTAATAAGATCTTTCAATTTGATGGATCGAACACTGTAACAAATAATATGTTTAGTGTTAAGTATCAGTTGTTCCTTAATGATATCTACTATTGGGGGTCAACTGAGATTCTTACATATGCAATGACAAAGAGATATCTTGAAGATATTGACTTTGCATTAAACACTCAAAAACAAGTCAGATTTAATCAAAGACAAGATAGACTTTATCTTGATATTGATTGGGGTGCAGTAAAAAAAGATGATTATGTAGTTATTGATTGTTATCGTCTTATAGACCCTAATGACTATTCTAGAGTATGGAATGATTCATTCCTCAAGAGATATGTCACTGCTCTCATCAAAAGACAATGGGGTCAAAACTTAATTAAGTTCCAAGGAGTTAAACTGCCAGGTGGAATCGAACTTAATGGTAGACAAATTTATGATGATGCAGAAAAAGATTTGGAAAATATTAGAGAGGTAATGTCAAACACCTATGAACTTCCACCTTTAGATATGATCGGATAATATGTTAAATCCATTTTTTACTCAAGGAACAACAGGTGAGCAGAATCTTGTTCAGGATTTAATCAATGAGCAATTAAGAATGTACGGGGTTGATATCTTCTATCTTCCTCGTAAATTTTTAACTGAAAATACGGTCATTAGAGAAGTTGTTCAGTCAACATTTGATATGGCACTTCCTCTTGAAGCGTATGTTGATAATTACGATGAGTATGCTGGGGCAGGTGATGTTCTTTCAAAATTTGGCATCGAATCTAAAGATGAAGTAAGACTTATTATATCAAGAGATAGATTTGAAAATTATATCACTCCACTTATTCAAGACCAATCTAACATTAAATTATCCACTAGACCAAAAGGTGGTGATTTAATTTGGTTTCCTCTTGATGATAGAATTTATGAGATTAAAGATATTGAATATGCAAAACCATATTATCAGTTACAAAATCTTTATGTTTATGAATTATATTGCGAACTCTTCCGTCTTGAAGATGAGGTTATTGCAACAGGTATTGAGGACATTGACAATAATCTTATCGGAGAGAATTATGACGGTGAAACTGATGATGGCATAAACACGATTCAAGGACCAACACAAACACTTACCTTGGTGGGAACTGCTGCCTCAGCAACAGCAGAACTTTCTGTCTTTGATGGTGGTGTTAGACTCTTTACAGTAACTAATAGAGGTGGTGGTTATGATGGTGTTCCGACTGTTGGAGTGTCCTCAGCACCCTCTGGAGGGGTCACTGCTGTTGGTATTGCTACAATGATAGGTGGTATCAATGTTTGCAATCTTAATGCAAATCCGAGACTTCAATCGGTTCAATCGGTAAATATTGCCAACCCTGGTTCTGGATATACAGTTGCACCGGGAGTCAGATTTAGTGGTGGTGGAAACGGAACAGGTGCTGCAGCAACTGCCACGATAGGTGATGGTGTTGTTGGTTTAGTCACGATTACTGCTGCCGGAAGTGGATATGTTGAAAGTCCAAACATAACTATTGAAAATCCTGGTGGAGCTACAGCTACAGCAGCAACAACTGGTGTTGGAGGAACAATATCTCTTACTATCACAGATCCAGGTATTTTCTATAGCACTGCACCAACTGTTACTATCAGTGGACCTTTAGGGGTAGGAACAACTGCAACTGCAACCGCAACTATTGGAACTTCTGGAACAATTACTGCATTGAATTTTACAAATGTAGGAAGTGGATATACAACTAATCCAACTGTTACTATCTCTAATCTTATTAGTGAAAAAGATTCTACTAAGGTGGTTGCTGCGGCTGCAACCGCTGTGGTAAGCACTGCTGGAACTATATCTGCTGTCTATATGACAAATGCAGGTCTTGGATATTCTTCTGCACCAACAATTACCATTGCATCTCCTGCATCAAGTTCGTCCGGTAATTTTGTATTCAATGAGATTGTTACTGGATCTGTAAGTGGAACAACAGCAAGAGTAAGAGTTCATAATGCTGTTGATAATACCCTTGAAATTGCAACTATATCTGGTGACTTTGTTGCAGGTGAAACTGTAACTGGTGGAACTTCTGGTGCTACTGCAGAGATTAGAGTTGTAAGCACAGAACCAAATGATGATGGATTTGCTGATAATATTAACATTGAAACTGAGGCAGATTCAATTATTGACTTCAGTGAACAAAATCCTTTTGGTATGCCCTAAATAAATGTATCTTAACAAACACATAATAGTCTAGGACTTATCAATGTTTGAGTATTTTTACAACGAAATTTTGAGGAGAACCATTATCTCTTTTGGTACTCTTTTCAATAATGTAAGTATCAAGAAGACTGATTCTTCTGATAGTGTGGTTAGTGTTGTAAAAGTACCTCTGGCTTATGGTCCTACTGAAAAGTTTCTTGCAAGAATAAATCAGTCTCCTGATTTAAATAAACCAACTCAAATTACATTGCCAAGAATGTCGTTTGAGTTTACTGGTCTTACCTATGATCCATCTAGAAAGGTGACCACCACTCAGCAATTTATTGTTAAAGATCCTGATGATGGAACTGAGACTAAAAAGTCTTACATGCCCGTTCCATATAACATGCAATTTGAACTTAGCATCATGACTAAGTTAAATGATGATGCATTGCAAATTGTTGAACAGATATTGCCATATTTTCAACCTGCATACAATCTTTCAATTGAATTAGTTGAGTCAATTAAAGAGAAAAGAGACGTACCCATCGTTCTTGAAAATATTACGATGCAAGATGATTATGAAGGGGATTTCACTTCAAGAAGAGTTCTTCTTTATACTTTAAGATTTACTGCAAAGACATATCTGTTTGGTCCTGCATCTTCTGCATCCAAAGATATCATCAAGAAGGCAAGAGTCAGTCTACTTACTGGAACAGATACGTCAAATACTACAAGAGAAGTTACATATACTGTTACTCCAAGAGCAATCAAAGACTACACAGGAGACGTTGCTACTACTCTGTCTGCTGACATCACAACAACTACAAAAACATTTGAAGTTGATGATGCAAGTGGTCTCACGGCAAAAACATATGTGGACTTGGATGGAGAGGAACTCTTCATCAAGACTATCAATGGCAACAAAATTACAGTCAACAGAGGTCAAGACGGAACAACTATTACGTCTCACCTCAGAGGTGCTCCTATCAAACTTATCACTGCTGCAGACAATGCACTTGTTGAGGAAGGAGA